CGCAATCTTCAAGGTCACAGGTGGTACATACTTCTGGCAGTTCTCCTTCTTCGATGGTGCTGAGGAAGGTGTATACTTCAAACCTGATAGCACCGAGACTCTTTCTCCCAAGTTCTCGCACCATAGATTGACTTGCTTTGAGTTTGCTGATGGTCTGAACAATCTGTCTACACTAATTTCTAACGGCACAGTTCCTACTGGTGATTACACTGCTGTTCCTAATATCCTTGAAAGAACTGACTTAGACATCTACTATCAGAAAGTATCTAAGGCATTCGCTACAATTCCTGATACATCTGGTGATCCTACACAAGACCAAATTCAGGCAAGGGTCGAAGAAAATCGTATTGTTGGTCCTATTTCCGATGAGTACAGAGTCCTTCAGATCACAAGAAATGGTCAGACAGCAACGGCAGTCACTGTTGACGAGTTTGATAACCCCAGAGACCATGGATTTTCCGTTGGTGTTAACATCAACGTTAGTGGTGTTACTGGATCAACTGGATCGAACTCCGAAGTTGATGCAACAGTTTTCAACGGATCTTTCACCGTCACTTCGACACCGACTGGTTCAACATTTACATACCAATTAGCATCTGTACCGACTGGTAATGCTGTTGGTTCTAACATTACTGTTAAGACTGAGATTGATACTGTTGACTCTGCATCTCCATATGCGTTCAACCTGTCACTGAGAAGTGTGTGGGGTATGAACGGTATGCACGCTGATGGTAGCAAAGCAACTGGTTTCAAATCGATGGTTGTGGCGCAGTTCACTGGTCTGTCACTGCAAAAAGATGATAGAGCGTTCGTAAGATATAATGCTTCTACTGGTAACTATGACGTAGCAACTGCTGGTGATGGTGCTCACCTGGATGGTTTTGCTGAGTATCGTAAGGGTTGGGGACACGAGCACATTAAGTGTTCTAATGACTCCTTCATTCAGGCGGTTTCTGTGTTCGCTGTGGGATACTTCGGTCACTTCACTGCATTGAGCGGTGGTGACATGTCGATTACTAACAGTAACTCTAACTTTGGTAATACTGCACTTAGATCTGCTGGATTCAAGGCAAAAGCATTCTCCAAAGATAAGGCAGGTGCTTTGACTCATATCATTCCACCTAAGGCACTTAATGTCATTTCGACAACTGCAACAGGTGCAACTGGTTCACCCGACATCACTCTCGCTAACGATGGTAGCGTCAATGGTGTTATTGAAGGCATGAATATCAGTGGTACTAATATTGCTTCTGGTGCTACTGTTGTTTCTGTCAATGTAAACACTCGTGTTGTAACACTCTCTGGTAACAACACAAACGCAGTTGATACTAATGTTATCTTCGGTGAAGAGACATCAGTCAACTGGGTAAACGTTGATATTCAACGTACAAAGGTTATCAACTCTGCACTTGCTGGTCAGGGTGGTACGCCTGGAACAAGACTTTACCTCTATGGATACACTACTCAAGCATCTCCTCCAACAACAAAGGTTCAGGGTTTCGCTATTGGAGCACGTCAAGATGGCACAGGTGTTGACGCTGTACCAGACAAACTGAACGTATTGTTGGTTGCTAACGGTGCAACTGTATCGTCTGTCCATACTGCAAAGATTTCACCTTATGGTCCTGATGTTTCTAATAAAGCAGCAGGTACAACTGGATCTCCTATCCAGTATGATAGTGCTACCTATACAATCAGTGGTAACACACAGGTTGGCGGTTGGTATCTGAACGTAGACTCTAATGATAATGGTATCTACACAACTTTATCTACCAACTCTCAATACAACAACGTAAACTTCACTCCTACAACGTTCATTAAGAGGATTCCTGACCCTCGCGACTTACAAGATAGAACATTCCGTGTTCGCTATGTAATCGACAAGGATAAGACTAATCCCCTGCCTCGTGATCCTATCTCTGGTTACGTCATGCAACCTCTGAATAGCGACACAACCAACTACAATCTTCAACGTGCATTCTACATTTATGATATTGAAGTAGTTCAAGAATTCGAGAGAGGCGTTGCCGATGGAATCTACTACATTACCCTCCTTTGTGCATCTATTGCACCTACTACAAGTAACTTCGATGACAGGAAGTTCTCTCAAAACGTCAACGAAGTCTATCCTACGTTTGACAGAGACAACCCTGTTGCTGACCCTGTTGCTGCAGTATCCGTCGCTGACAACGAAACTATCGGTCTCGTAAAAGCAACTGACGGTGCTACACCTACACCTGCAAATGATCCTAAGAGATCTATCACTAAGGAAGCGATTGAGTTCCTGCTAACTGATACTGGTTGGACACAACCAGGTACTACACCTAACTATGACTCTGTTAATAAGAGACTGTCTAATGTTCAACTAACTGCCCGTGCTGGTGATGAAGAAACTCGCAAAATCAACATTCGCGAAAACAATGATGGAACTGTCGCACCTATCAATGTTGAGTTCAGGAGGCACAGTATCTTGCGTTCTGGTAACCATACATTTGAGTATCTTGGTTTCGGTCCTGGTAACTACTCCACCGCCTTCCCTCAAACGCAGGTGGAAACTCTGAGTTCTGATCAGATTAAGTTCTCACAGTCAATCAAAGAGGAAGGTGGAGTTTCTTTCTACTCTGGTCTTAACTCTAACGGTGACCTGTTTATTGGTAACCAGGTGATTAACCCTGTTACGGGTCAGATCACTAACGAAGATATTGCACAGTTGAATGTTGTTGGTGAAGAAAACACTACAATTCAGACATTCTCTGAGTTGGTTCTTACCGACAAACTCACCGTTATCGGTGGTGCATCTAACCAGTTAGAATCTATCTTCGCTGGTCCTGTTACCTTCCAAGGACTTACTACCTTCACTAATAACATCCAAGCGAAAAAGATTTCGTACTACAACCAGGATGGCACGGTAATTAAGCAAACCTTACTGGCACCTGAAGATGCAAATGGACAACCAGATTTTAGTACTATCACAGGATACACTACGCCTGCTGATGGTGATCTTGTTTACAATATCAATTGGACACCTGGTAAGTCGCTTGGTTGGATATATTACAATGGAACATGGCACGAGTTTGGTCTCACGGATACTGGAGACATTGATATTGCTGCTTTCGCTGGGGAGCAACATATTGGTATTGGTACTGCTGCTGCATCTGGTTTCCGTGTTGGCATCCTCGGCAACGCCAAAGTAGATGGTGACTTGGTTGTTACTGGACGAGGTGGTGTTGGTTCCGATAAGTATATCACCAAGTCTTACACTGGTGATGGAACAACTCTGACCTTCGCTATTACTACCTATGGTGGTGGTATTCAGCATACTGATGATTCTGTTCTGGTATTCTTGAACGGTGTTGCACAAATTGCTGGAACAAACTACACAGTTGATTCCAACGGTTCAAACATTGTCTTTAGTTCTGGTGATGCACCACTTGCAAGTGATACCGTCCATATTTTAGAACTGCCTATCTAAATACTTAAGGAGAATACCGCACTGCTATGGCACTTTCAAAAATTAGTGGAAATCAGATTTCTACTAGCACAGAAGCAATTATCACAACTCTATCATTCCTGAACACAAACTCTGTCTTTAGATTACCTGCTGGTACTACAGCACAGAGACCTACTGGTGTGTCAGTTGGTTCAATGCGTTTTAATACTTCTGAAGACGCTGCTGAAATCTACAAGGCAGATGATGGAACTGGTAGTGCAGGTTGGGCATCAGTCTCTGGTGGTGGTCCTTCTCTTGGTGATAAGAGTATTGTCCGAACAAATGCAACAACAATCAGTGAAAACCTCACAGTAGGACCTACTGCTGGTCCAGAATTTGCTAACGGCATGAGTGCAGGTCCTATCACTATTGCAAGCGGTTTCACTGTTACTGTTGAATCGGGTGGTGCTTGGAGTGTTAGATAATGGGAAAGTTAAACGCAGCAAATCTCGAAGGTAATTTTCCAAACTATAGAATAACTGTACACGCAGACAGTAGTATAGACGTTAATAGTCAGTTACTTGTGACTGGACAATCGTATATGCCTCTACCATCTGATACTACTGATGGGTTTGCGGGTCGTCCTAATGGTAACCATCCTAAGCAAGGTATGCTAAGATGGAACACAACAACTAATTCCATTGAAATGTTTGACGGCGACGTTTGGGTTGCTAGATCTTAAATTAAATTATCATGACTAATGATGCTAAGTTGATCGTCGAAGAAGGCGATGCACCTGACTTGACTTTGTACCAAAAAAGAATTAATATATGCAATGGGTGTGAGCATAAGAATCCCATCGGCATATGTAATAAGTGTGGATGTGTTCTTGCTGTAAAAGCAAGATTCTCATTCTTTCACTGTCCTCTGAAATACTGGTAATGAATCTGACTAACGTCGTACATCACGACAACTTTATCTCTGAGTTTGACACTAATTTAGATTGCAAACAGATCATTGAATACTTCAATTTTATCAATGGTAATGGTCTAACAGTCAAACGACAGTTTCCTGCGACAGGTGCCGCTGATAAGCAAGTTTTTCTACACGAACTTCCTACTGAATACTTTCACGATAGTCTGTCCCGTGAAGTATATCAAACATGGAATATGGTGACAGACATTGCATTGAATCAATATGCAAACAGATATGATATTCTGCTGAACAGAAAGTATCAGCACACGTTATGTAAATTGCAGAAAACTTCTCCTGGTGAAGGTTATCACCAATGGCATTTTGAGTCTACATCTAATGCACCATATCGTAAGTTGGTGACGATGTTATATCTCAATGATGACTTTGATGGTGGTGAAACAGAATTTCTCTATCAGCATTGTAGAATCAAACCAAAGGCAGGTAAGTTTGTAATCTTCCCGTGTGATTGGCCCTGGACACATCGTGGAAACCCTCCTTTAGATGGCGATAAATATATTGTTACCGCTTGGGTAGAAGAGTATCCTAGTGGGCGCTAATAAATAAAAGAAAGTAACTCGTAAAATGAGCAAACTATCGATCAGTGGTCTTGGTGGCATTCCCCAAACTTTGGGTCAATGTACTGTGCCTACTGGTCATATTCTTAGAATTGAAGGTGCTTTATATAATACCAGTACAGGTGCATTTCAGTTACCAGCAGGCACAACTGCTGAACGACCTGCATCACCTGCTGCTGGTTATTTTCGTTGGAATACCAGCGATCTGAAATTAGAAATCTATAATGGTAGTGGATGGACACAATATGCTACCAGTGGTGGTGGAGGTGGTTCAGTATCTTCTCTTGGATTGACATCAGCAACAGCAGCATCATCTCCCGCTGCAATTCTACAAGCAGCACCTGGATCTCCTGATGGTATCTACTGGATCAATCATGGATCTGGTGCATATCAAGTATATTGTTTGATGGATCAGGGTGGGTATATGCTTGTAGCTAAGATTCCTGCATCACCTGCTGATACAAGTAATCCATGGTCATATGTTGGTTCTAGGTGGAACGCTAGTTCAACTGTGAATGAAAGTGAGTGTCAAAACTTGAATGGTGGTGATGCTCTAAACAGAGGATATTATGGTTATCAATTACAAGAAGGATTCATCTTTGCAATGGGTGATGCAAAGAACTGGTTACCTAAAGTATCACGAAGCAGTTTAACTGCTAGAGCGGCATTTACTGGTGGTCAGTCTAATTACTCCGAATCAAGAGAAACAATGCTCGCTTGGATTCACAACGTGGGCATTAATAGAAACAACTGGGATAACCAACCTCATTGTAATAGAGTAGGTTTTAATAGAACTGACTCTAATGCATCTGCTATGAGATTTGGTATTACTATGAACAACGAAAACGAATGTAACTCTAACGACTCTGCAATCGGATTCGGTTGTTACACTAACAATCAGAGCAACAGTGGGGATAGAAACTGTGCTGCTGGCGGTTTCCGCTGGAATGGCACAACTCGCTATCCCTTTAATGGTTGGATCTTTGTAAAATAAGGAGAAACATGAGCACTATTAGAGTAGACGAACTTAGAGCATTATCTGATCAGAATTTTACTGTTCAAGTAGATTCTAGTGATAACTTCCAAGTTAGTGGCACCATTGAGATGGCAAGTGGTGGTCAATTCTCTGTCCCTGCTGGTACTAATGCACAGAGACCATCAACTCCTGTTGCTGGAATGTTGAGATATAATACTGAATCTGGTTCATTAGAATTTTACGATGGATCTTCTTGGAATAACTTTATTAGTGGCACTGCTGTAAACAATGGTGCTACAGAACAAACAGCGGTTACAAGTGTTCAAGCATTGTATGATGCTGGACAAAATACTGATGGTTTATATTGGATGAATTTAGATGGCACAGCAAGACAATACTTCGTTCCATTGCTTTCGCATCCATATTATATTATGGTTGCTAACTGGGGTGGTGGTGCTAATGCTTTCCTCCAAAACGCTAGTGCATTAACTGGCAGAGAACTTGATGGTCAAGGAACATTAACACCCGAAGGAAACTGGTCAAACAATGGTACATATGGTTACTATAGAAATGCGGGCGGTAGTGACTATAGATATGCATCATTCTCTAATCGTGGTATTCCCTATCGTTATGTAAAATTCAAGTTCCATCTCTATAATTACTATTCTAATGATGGTGTAAATGGTAGAGACTTCTTGGGTGTTGGTGGTGTTGGTGACGGTTTGACTATCATGCGTGATAATAATGGTATTGGTAATAGTCAGCACATCTTTACATATTTCACTGCTATCAGTAATAATGATGGTAACTCTTGCCCATCAACTGCTGGAACATATCCTACACATAGAGGACAAGGTAATAATCCTAGCGGATTCCTTGGAAATCGCTACTCTTGCTTCAGTAGACAGGGTTCAAGTTATACTTCAGAGTATGTAAGAAACTTTGATCCTCGCCCTGGTGATAGCAGCGGCGGTACTGAACCTAACTCATACACAGGTAATCAATGGTACACGATTGATATTGGAACACAAGTTAGTGATCCTTTTCATTGTGTTATTCACTCCGACCAGGATAGTGGAAACGAAGATACATACCTGAAGAGAGGGGTAGTTCTCATTAAAGCATAAATAATACGAAGGAATCAGAACTGTAATGTCTCAATTAAATGTTGACAGAATAATTTCTCTGAGTGGTGGCGGTGGAACCGCTTCTATTCAGTTGGAATCCAGTGGTAACTTCAACTTCGATACTGGCACACTTTACGTTGACAGTTCAAACAATGAAGTTGGCATCAATACCACCACACCTCGTTCTTCCTTAGATATTGCTACCACTGACGCGGTTGTGATGCCTGTAGGTAGCACAGCACAGAGACCTGGTAGTCCTATCGAGGGCATGTTCAGGTACAATAGCACCGATCGAACCTTTGAAGGGTATTCGTATGACACAGACGCTGCTGCATTGCAGTGGGGTCCTATTGCTGGTGCAGGTGGTGGTGGAATTCCAAACCAATCTGCTGATAGATACAGTGTTGATTATTCTGAAGGTGCTGTACTTTCTTCTGATGGTACAAACGCTTTCTGGTCACAGACTGGCACAAATGGTTGGGCGATTGCAAGAATTTGGACACACGGTTATGTTGGTGGCGGATACAAATCTGGCGCACCTTGGAGAAACGTAAACCGTACAGTTCACTCTACTGATACTTCTACAAACCTTGGTG